AGCAAATCTAGCAGGCACTTGGTTTGAAAACAAACTTGCGAAAACTAAAGCAGACGGAGAAGCAAAGGTTGCAGAAGCTAAAGCTCGTGCTACTGTTGCAGAGAAAGTCGCAGCAGGTGAAGTCGCATGGGAAGGTAAGATGGCAGATGCTACGGTGGATTCTTGGAAAGACGAATTTGCGTTAGTTGTGCTACTTGCTCCTGCTATACTTGTGTTCATTCCCGGAATGAGAGAGTATGTACAAAGTGGCTTTGAGGTTCTTGCCACGTTACCTGACTGGTATCAATACTTATTATATATAGCTATATCTGCATCGTTTGGTATAAAAGGTGTAGGTCAAGCAGCAAAAATGTTAAAAAAAGGAAAGTAACATGGCAGTAAAAAAGAAAAAAGCTAAAAAGAAAAGTGGTGCAAAGCCAACTAACCCAAAGCTATATGCTAGTGTAAAAGCAGAAGCAAAACGTAAATTCAAGGTTTATCCGTCAGCGTACGCTAATGCTTGGCTTGTGCGTACATACAAGAAACGTGGTGGTGGATACGCATAATGGGTAAACCACAAGGGGGATTAACAAAGTGGTTCAAAGAGGACTGGCGTGATGTCAAGACTGGCAAGAAATGTGGTCGGTCTGGCAAAGAAAAGAAAACACGCCCATACCCTGCGTGTAGACCTAAAGCTGTTGCAGGCAAGATAAGTAAACAAGAAGCAAAGAAAAAAACAGGTCCCAAAGCTGTTAAGTGGTCTGTTACAGCATCAGGTAGAAGAAGAAAAAAGAAAGTTGCAGAAGGTGGCATGATCCACAGAGGTAGAAAAGCAGAATATGAAGTATGAGTTAAGTGAGTTTGTAAAGATGGTTGCCAAGCACGAGGGGATGGTGCTTGAGCCTTATAAAGATAGTCTAGGTATAAGCACGATCGGTATCGGAAGAAACCTTGAAGATCGTGGCATCACCGACACCGAGTTAGAATACATAGGCAAGACTCTTGAAGATATCTTAGAGGTAGGTCTTACCGAAGAAGAAGCTTACTACCTTTGCATGAACGACATAGCTATTGTAGAAAAAGAATTACTTGAAAGAAAACCTATTGTAAACCAACTTGACAAAGTGCGACAAATGTGTCTCGTAGATATGGGATTTAATATGGGTGTTCCTCGTCTTATGAAATTTGTTAAGATGTGGGGAGCTATCGAGGTGGGTGATTTCTACGAAGCAAGTGATCAGATGCTTGACTCACGTTGGGCAAAGCAGGTTGGTAAACGTAGTGAGCATTTAGCTCAAATGATGAGGGCAGGCTATGAGTGGACTGGATAAGAAGCGATGCGAGACTTGCGAATGTTACGATTGCGACTGCGAAGAATGTTCTTGCGATTGCCATCACAATGATAGAGTTTCTACTGATCTTCATGATCGACACGACAGTGATAAACCAAACACAGAGATTTAAAAGTGTAGATGAGTGTCTGTATTTTGCAGAACGTTTAACTAAACAACCAATGATACCAGACGAGGATGGTAATAAAAAAATAACAGCATATTGCAAACCAATAAACAGGTAAGGGGAATACCATGTTAGCAGAATTAGCTGCGGCCAACGCTGCTTTCTCGGTGATTAAAAGTTTCGTTTCAAACGGAAAAGAACTAAGTGGATGTGTACAACAGATATCAGATTTTGTATTTTCAAAAGAAGAGTTAGAAAAGAAGGCAAGTAAAAAAAAGTCAAAGGGTGGTGGTACAGATCTAGAAGAGTTCATGGCTCTTGAGCAAATACGAGAGAAAGAAGAAGAACTCAAGAAGATGATGATCTATTTAGGTAGACCCGGACTTTGGCAAGATTGGCAAAGATTCCAAGTGGAAGCACGAAAAGCTAGACGTCACCAAGAGAAGATGGAACAAAAACGTAGAGAAGAACTTATGGAGTATATAGGCTACGGAATTGCAGCTCTAGGTTTAATATTTTTAGCAGGTTTAATGGCGTGGTTTGTAGGCAAGTGGATGGGTAGATTCTAGTATCTATATCTTGACAATTCAACAGTCTATCTGTATAATCCTAAAAAGGAGTACCCCTATGAAAAAACTAGCCGCACAAGCACTAGCTTTTCAATATCAACTACAAATTGAAAATGCACAAGCTGTATTAAACAACAATAACGCAGCTTTAAATATGGTCGATCAAGCACTGCACGATGTCATAACTGCAAACGAAAAATTAAAAACTTTAAATACTATGATGCAGAGTGCTGTGAAAGAAGTAGAAAAGAAGGATGCTTCATAATGCCACATTATACAAAAGATCTTAAAGAAGTTATAAAAGGTTTAAAAAAAGCTTCAAAGCTACATGCAGGTCAAGCTAAAATACTTGAAAAAATAGAAAAAGATCAAAGACAACGATACAAGAATCAGCATGTCAAAAAAAAGAGATCCTAAAGTTGGCACAGGCAAAAAGCCAAAAGGTAGCGACAGACGTTTATACACAGATGAAAACCCTAGAGACACGGTTAGCATCAAGTTCGCTACACCTGCTGACGCCAGAGCAACGGTTGCGAAAGTTAAAAGAATCAAGAAACCGTATGCGAGAAAGATACAAATCCTTACAGTCATGGAACAACGTGCAAAAGTGATGGGTAAGACAGAGGTCGTAGCAATAGCAAGACGAGCAAAAGAACAGTTAAAGAAAGCACATAAAAAGTGACATGGTACAGAGTAATTAGATTAAAAAAAAAATCTACGATTGCTAATACCTGTATTTGATACTAAACCTTACAAACTACTGACTCAAGAACAAGTAGCAGACATTAACAAAAAACTAAATAGTCCATCACGTAGAATCCAAAAAAGAAAACACTATTTAGAAACAAAACATATCAAAGAGAAACTTAAACATGGCGAGCAGTTATCTAGTATTAATCAACAACGTGCTGAGAGATCTAAACGAGGTCGAGTTAACAAGTAGTACGTTTAGTTCATCTCGTGGTATACAAACTGCAGTAAAAGATTACGTCAATCGTGCAATAGATGACATAATAAATGCAGATACAGAATGGCCCTTCACAGTTGTTAACAAAAGTTTTACAACCGCTGCAGGAACAAGATTATATACTAGATCAGCAATAGGTGCAACAAATACCAAAACAGTTGATTTTGACAGTTTTACATTTCTTGAAGCTGCAGACAAAAAAGAAATTACACTTGAGTACATAACTTATAGTGAGTACCTTGACAACTATCATGAGAGAGATACAGATCCAACAGGTAACTCACGAGCCATACCAGTGTATGTTTACGAAGATCCACAAAACAATATTGGTTTGTCTCCTGTACCTGATAAGGCAACGTACACCGTAAAGTATTACTACTACGCTACACACACAGCATTGAGTTCGGCTACAGACACATCAGATATACCTGATAGATTTGAAAACGTAATAATAGAAAGAGCAAAATATTATGCGTTTGGTTTGCGTGGTGATTTACAAAACGCACAACTTGCACAAATGCAATTTGAAAAATCAATCAAACGTATGCGTGTCGAATTAATTAACAAACAACTGTATATGAGAGCAGTATAGTATGGCTGATTTGAGTAACACTGCGGCATTTCCATTTGTATGTGAGGGTGGTTTAGTTCTTGACCAATCTACATTTATAATGAAACCCGGTCAAGCTCTTGAACTAGAAAACTTTGAACCAGACATCGAAGGTGGATATAGAAGAATAAATGGATTCCAAAAGTTTGTTGGACAAACAGTTCCTGAAACATCAAGTAGCACCGAAGCCGTGCTTATGACTACCGTATTCAACGACTTTGTTCTTGCAGCACGAGGAGAAAGAATATTTAGTTCGGCGTCAAATTTATTAACAACGTCTATTGCTTCAGATGCAACCATGAGTGGGTCTGGCACTATAGTTGTTAAATCAACTGATGGATTTTCATCAAGTGGTACTTTGTTTATAGACTCAGAACAATTTACTTACACAGGTAAATCAACAACAACTTTTACTGGTGTAACACGATCAGCAAACAGCACAAGTGCTGCAGCTCATGCCGTAAATGCAGTAGTGTCTGAAACATGGACTCAACGAGACACAGGGCGAACAAACGCAACAAAGTATTCTTTTGAAAAATTTAACTTTGATGGCAACGATAAGTTAATTGTTGTAGATGGTGCAAATGCACCCACTGTTTTTAACACATCTCTCACAGCTACAGATGTAGCTCCTGCTAGTACAGGAACTGGAGAGTCTACAACTTTGCTTGTTGCAATAGCAGCAGACACAAGTATGACAGGATCATCAACTATTACAGTTAATGACGCATCTCAGTTTGCTAGTTCAGGATCTATATTAATAGGGGGTGAAACTTTTACGTACACAGGTAAAGGTGCTACGACATTTACTGGAGTAACAAGAGCAACATCAAGTAGTGTTGCCGCAGCCCACGAAGTAGGTGCTATTGTACAAGACTTGTTTCCACCACCAGTGGCAGGTGCTAAGTTTATTACAGCATTTAAAGATCACATGTTTTATGCAGGCATGTCTGCAAACAAACAAGAGATAGTATTTAGCATACCTTTTGATGAAGATAACTTCTCTGCAGCAATAGGTGGGGGTAGTATAAAAGTTGACGATACCATAACAGGACTCAAAGTATTCCGTGATAATTTGTTTATATTTTGTGAAAACAGAATATTTCAGTTATCAGGTTCATCTCAAGCTAACTTTGCAATGAAACCAGTTACAAGAAATATAGGGTGTACAAATGGAGACACCATACAAGAATTTGCAGGAGACTTGATATTCTTGGGGCCTGATGGATTACGTACTGTTGCAGGTACTGCAAGAATTGGTGACGTTGAATTGGGTAGCATAAGCTCTAACGTGCAAAGTTTGTTTAGAGAAAACATAGCAGATTCTGGAGCTTTTACATCTCTTGTTATACCAGACAAAACACAATATCGTATCTTTTTTTCAAAGTCTGGTGGTGGTGAAAAAAGTACAGAGGGTGTGATATGTGTTATGAAAGGTCAAGCGTTTGAGTTTTCTAAAGTTAGAGGTATACGACCTGCATGCACAGATACCACAGTTGATGAGGGTAACGTCATAGCTATACACGGTGGATTTGATGGTGTAGTGTACAGACAAGATCAGGGTGATACATTTGATGGTGAATTGATAAGGGCAAAATACAGAAGTCCTGATCTTACATTCAACGACCCCGGTATACGTAAACACATGCAAAGAGTTAACATCAACTACGCACCAGAGTCCACAATCGATGCAGACTTATTTGTAAGATACGATTACGAATCACAAGACTCAACACGCCCTGCAGCTTATCCTCTAGACAGTTTAAACGTTGCAGGTATATATGGATCAGCTATATATAACACGACATCATACGGAGGACCTACACAACCAATCGTAAGAAAATCTGTTGAAGGATCAGGTTTTGCAGTGGCATTACGAGTAGAAGATGGTAGCAGTAGCACAGCACCATACTCGTTAAAAGGTTTTCAGTTAGAATATCAATTAGGAGCAAGAAGGTAAATGGGAGCAACATACACAAGACAGTCTACGTATGCAGACGGTGATACAATCACAGCAGCTCATACCAATGATGAGTTTGATCAGTTATTAGCAGCCTTCCAAGCAAGCACAGGACATACTCACGATGGCACTGACAACGAAGGTGGCCCAATAACAAAACTACTGGGTAACGCACTAACGTTTGGTGCAGCGACAGCAGGAACAGATATAACAATTACATTTGATGGTGAGTCAAATGATGGTGTCCTTAAATGGATGGAAGATGAGGATTATTTTGAGTTTAGTGACGACATACTTGTTGCTTCTACAGAGAAGTTACAATTCAGAGATACAGCTATATACATCAATTCGAGTACCGATGGACAATTAGATCTCGTTGCAGATGGTGCTGTTGTTGTTGACACTGCAGGTGACATAACCTTAGATGCTGATGGTGGAGATATATTTTTCAAGGATGCAGGAACAACATTTGGTAGTGCAACAAACTCTAGTGGTAACTTAATAATTAAATCAGGTACAACAACTGCACTTACATTTAGTGGTGCAAACGCAACTGTCGCAGGTAACTTAACAGTAGATGGCAATTTTGATGTTACAGGAACGTTAGATTTTAGTGACTCTGCAATAACAAATGTAGGCAGTATACAATTAGACTCTATCTCAGGGGATGAAGATTCTAACACATCAATTACATTTAGTGGATCTGATGTAATTACTATGGCAACAGGTGGCACTGCTGCTCTTACAATAGATGCAAGTCAAAACGTAACAATAGCAGGTGACCTGACAGTATCAGGTGATGACATCACTATGGCTACAAACACTGCAGGTAATTTGTTGATTGCAGATGGTAGTAATTTTAATTCTGTAGCAGTTGGTTCTTTATCGGAGATATCAACAGTTGCAAATGATGATGTATTTATAGCAGTAGACACTTCAGGTGGTGGTCTTAAAAAGATTGCAAGAAGTGCAATCGTTGCAGGACTTGCCACATCAGGTGCAATATCAAGCGTAGCAGCCGATGATACACCACAACTAGGTGGTGACTTAGACATGAATGGCAATGATATTGTTACCACATCAAATGCTGATATTGACCTTGCACCAAATGGCACAGGTAAAGTTGTAGTAAAGGGAAATACTAATCCGGGTACAGTTGTATTTAACTGTGAATCAAACTCACACGGACAAACAGTTAAATCACAACCACATTCTGCAGGTGTTACAAACGTACTTACATTACCTGCAGGTGGAGATCAAGAGATTGTTGGTGCATCTGCAACACAAACACTAACAAACAAAACATTAACTAGTCCAGTATTGAACACAGCAACAGTAGGCACATCTATTGTACCTGCTAGTGCAGACGGTGCTACACTCGGTTCTGCTTCTGCAGAGTTTTCTGATTTGTTTCTTGCAGACGGTGCAACAATACAATTTGGTAATGACCAAGAAATAACACTTACTCACGTTGCTGATGATGGTCTTATACTTAAACATGTAGGCACAGGAGATGGTAAAGAACCTAGCTTTTCTTTTCATGCAGGTGATAATGATATAGCAGCAGACGATGTTTTAGGTTCAATATTTTTTAAAGCACCTGACGAGGGTGCAGGATCAGATGCCATACTAGTTGCCGCAGGTATTGAAGCAGTATCAGAGGGAGACTTTAGT